CTTATTGTAATGTCTTAATCTCTCAGCAGGCCCGTAGGCCATTTCCTTTTAGTGTCGTCAGTGTTGATACTGATAGTATCCGTAAGAAACATGGCAAAAAGATCAAGATGCATGTGGAGAAATCACTTGCAGAGGTCAAAGCGATATTTTATGAGACCTTAACAGCACGAAAGAAGCTTGCCGCAGAACGTCAACGGATCATGGAGATGATCTCTCAGGAGCCGGAAAACGAAGAAATGGCTGCTATGCAACAAGAGATGCAGCAGGTACTGCCCGAGATAGAGACAACCTTTGAGATGATAGATGATCAGCTTGCAAGAGCGGGGTCATTATCAAAGGAAGAGGTAGATAAGATAGAGCATTATGCCAGGTATAGCATGACTGATATCGCAGAAGAGATAGCGATAGCTTTCTTGAAAAAGGCAGAACAAGAGGATAGGGTAAAGAAGACCGCCATAGATGCATTCAGAAGGAATGTAGTAACGGGCAAGCATTACTATTATGTTGATATTGCTCCGGGAAAGAAAACGCCTACATTTAAGACTATTGACGAGCAAAAGGTATATTATCCTTCTGGGATAGACGTGGAGTTCACTTATCAGTTACCATGGATAGCTATTAATGAATATCTTAGTTATAATGACTGCATTAATCGTTATGGACATGTTTTAACTGATGGACAAAAAGAAAGTATAAGAACTGGGGCAAACTATACCAAAGGAGGATTCGTCAGTGTTGCTCCAAGTGGTGCCATTGACGTAAATGAGATGGAGCCCAATAGTCTGTATACCGGAAGCTCAACAAGTCAAGAGGGTGTTAGTATTTGGAGG